ATGGTAAAAAAGGAGCGTAAAACATGGCTTTTTTTCATGGCGTTAAAGCTTCACAAGTGCCTACATCAATAATTCCACCTAGGCAAATATCCGCATCGATTCCAGTTTTCGTGGGTTGTGCCCCTATTCATAGATTGCCAGATTCATCACATGCGGCCAAAAATGGCGAGGTTGTTTTATGTTATAGCAACGCGGAAGCTGTTAGATCTCTCGGTTATACAGCTTCTGACAATTTCGAAAAATGGGGATTGTCAGAGGCAGCATATACAATGTTTGTTATGTATGCATGTGCGCCAGCGATTTTTATTAACATATTTGATCCAACTGTTCATAAAAAGGCAGTGACAAATGAATCTGTAACGCTAACGTCTTCAGGTGGACAATTAGCGCACGATGATATAATTGAGTTTATATTAACGACATCGGAAGGTGTCGAATGTCAAGACGGGATTGATTACGCATTAAATAATATTACTGGACAAATTAGCGTTGCTAAAACTGGTATTTTAAATGGTGCAACATCGGTTAATGTAACATATACCTATGCAGCGCCTGAATTAGTGACAACAAATGAATGTATTGGCGGGGTTGATTTAAATAATAATAAAACGACTGGCCTTCAATTAATAGATAGAGTTTTTACTCAATATCGGGTTTTACCTGGTGTGATTGTTGCACCTGGTTTTAGTGATGATCCATCAGTTGCAGCAATAATGGCAACTAAAGCGGGGGCAATCAATGGTATTTTTCGTGCGATCGCTG